TGCGTATGACCGCACACACGTGAGTATTCTGCATTCGCAGGCATATTAGTTGGCTAATATGTCGCAGATGTTGATGGATCAATTTGTCAGACCTTAAGTGGTAAAAGATTGATTCTAGGCATTTGTTAGGATGTTGTTTTCCTCGCGTGTTCGATTAGCACCTAGAATTTTATAACCTTTTTGGGATGATTCTTAGTTCGATTTAAGTATCTAAGGACTAAGAACCCTCCCTTTTAGTTTAAGGACCTATTTAGACTCAGTTTAATATTAGATTCTGCGCTTTCTATTTTTGAATTCAGTATGTTTGCATTATGTTAAGCACCACGCGGTGCACTCAATTATGTAGTCGTATCAAGGCCAGTATTTTTGAATATCTGATGTCCACTTGCGTTTCCTTAGACTACCCCCAAGATGAAGTATACGTACCAATCGCTTGCGGGCACGTGCGGAACTGTGTTTTCTGCCATAATTAGCTGAGGTGCCATTTGGTAACTCAAGTGGATAGATTTTATTTAATCATATTGCGGCTTTACCTTGATGCTGAAGTGCGTTTATATTCCCACTATTTATGCTATACTTCACATAATTGGAATTTGTGGTGTGTAAAGTAATTGTGAACTATTGTTGTGATTGATAGAAATGTAATTTTAATGATATTCTACTGACTTATTTATAGGATACATTGTACCTCATATTTTTAAGGCAACTTTTCAACATGGCAGATACAAATAAGAATTTGACGTGTGGAAGTGCATCGTTTAATCTAACCCCAGAATCATCCCAACAAATACACGGATTTCTGAGTACTTATCCTAAAGTAGATGTGATTCCCAATAAGCTCATCGCAACTTGCAGTGTTGTGCCATGCGCACTCACTGCCTATTTGGAACAAGATGTGAATTTTTTGTATCAAATTTTTAAAGGGGCCTCTTTTAGTACGGCCTATGATGCTCAATTAGACACCATCATCCAATGTGACCCCTCTCCCAATGTTATTGTGATTCCCATAAATAGTATATATGGTAACAGATTTTTTTTGTGTGATTCTAAGTCTGATTGGTTTGGATTTCTTGCTCAGTTTTGCTTGGTAGCCGACGGCTCTGGTATTAATCATATTACAATGAAGGCTATAACTTCGTTGCCTGATCATATTCTACGTCGCCTTAAGGCCAAAGCGCAATTGTTTGATTTTACTGCTATTAAAGTTGACACTGAGGAGCTTGTTCAATCGCTTTTTGGACATCTCTCAGCTATTCTTGATAGTCAATTTTTCACTACTGCTACTCTCACTGCTAAAGCTTTTGGTACTTTCTTGCAAATGCTTGCTGTCGCCAAAGACCCTAGTGGTCTTAATATCACTTCGCTCATTTATAATATATTGATCGCTTGCTCTGTGCCATTTTTGCTCATTCAGCGAGCTGTCACGTTTTTGACCCCCTACTTCACCACAGTGTCTCAGTGGTTGACTCCAAGGGCTCAAAATGATGACGAAGACTCGTGTTGGGATTGGCTTCCTTTGTGCAAAGCTTTTGTAATGACTAGTATGACTGTGCTTTCTTTGATCGCTGGCTCTAATTTGCCTGAAAAGTCATCGATCAATTCTGCTCTTCGATTTGCATCAACACTTAGTCGCTCAATTTCAGGAGTGGCTGGTGTAGCTTCTTTCATTTCTGAATATTTTATGCAAATTTTTGATTGGGCATATGAATTTGTTATGGGTGTGCCCAGAGATTTGGCTTCTCTTGAAGCGTTTGAGAAAGAGGTACAAAATTTTATCCAGCGTGTGAACAAAATCTGTAATGAACATGGTGATTCAATGTGTGCACTTCGTGACGACCCTCAGAAAGTTAGGTATTGCTTAGATACTCGTATTATTGGAAACAACTTGTATGAACGATTGATTCGATCAAAAGTGAGTGCAAAAGGAATGAGAGTGTTTGATCGATATCATCTCAAATTAGAGAAAATCATTGAGAAAGCTGAGTTGTACGGAGGACATGGGACTGGGGCTCGACCTGAACCTTTGGTTATTCAGATATTCGGAGGTTCCGGTTGCGGTAAGTCGCATGTTCCATATTTCATAGCTGCTGATGTGTGTGCATGGGAAGGACTGGATGGAAGTCCTGTAGATTATATGTATTATCGTAGACGAGATCAAGAGTTCACAGACGGATATAAGCCTGGAAAACATGTGATTTGGGTGGATGACGACTTTGGTCAAGTCAAGGATACTGTTGCTAATCCCAATAAGGGATTTTTGGAAGTAATCTATGCGTGCAATATCGCGGAGTGGGCACTTCACATGGCCACTTTGCAGGAAAAATCATGTACATATTTTAATTCCAAAATGGTGATTTTGACTTCGAACCATCTGCGTTATAACATCCAGTCACTCACGGAACCAGAAGCTTTTGTCCGCCGTGTGGATTTGAGATTTGAAATTTCTATAGATGATAAATATAAGAATTCGGTTGGGGGCATTGATCCCAAGAAAGTTGAAGCTCTACATCCAGGTTGTGAAGTCTCTGAACATGTGTATCGATTTGTGCCGTATACCCGTACGACAGGAACTGGTAATGACTCCCGTTTTGCGCCAATCCAACATCCCAATAGTTTTGAACCTTTGAAATTGACATATGAGCAAATGATTCGGTTAGTGCAAACTAGGTATAATGAGAAATTAGGACATTCGAAATTGCGCATAGATGCTATGGAACGTCGTTTCCAGAAGTTGATTGCTAAAAGAGATGTGTATGAAGATGCTGTATCTGATGTTGCGAACGCTCCCCCTGTGACGCCGGTGGCTTCAACACTACCTGCGAGTGCACTCCCCAACCCGAATGTACCTCCAGTGAATGTATCTCTACCACCTTTGAATGTACCTCCTCCTAAAATCCCTCCGTTTGTGGCTCCTCCACCGTTGCCCATTCCTAAAGCCCCTCTTCCCCGCGCTCAAGTTAGCTTGAGTGCTGTGGAGGAATTGCTAGTGTGCTGGTGGGCTCGAACAGGGTACCCTGAAGACTTGTATCATCAAGATTGCCAGGACCCTGATGTTGTGAAAGAAATTGATCGTTTGCTTATGAGTATGGATGACATTTGGACATTTCTGGAAAGAGGCGCTGAGTACTCTCTAGTGGTCAAACCTCGTTCCAATCAAGTGGACAAAATCAATGAATTAGTGGATACTGTGTTGTATACGTTGCGTGATGCTATCACCGATAAGTTGACCTGCCATGAAGTAGCCGACTCAAAGACTATTGTGAGTCCAATCAGAGAGCATATGGAAAAATTGACGCTTGGCACTGTGATGGAAGGTGTGTGGCAAAATTTGAAATATATCATTGGCATTGTGACTGCCTCGCTCGCCTTGTATAAAGTTTGGAAATGGATGCGTGTACCTGACACGGATGTGAGTAATACCATAGTAGTCGAAGGAAACACGTCAGGCGACGTGAAAACGAACGCCCGCCCAGTGATTCGAGTGGAAGGTAGCGTGTGTGAAGGCAATTTGTCGGGTGATGTTGTGACTAAAGCTAGACCTGCCATAAAAGTTGAAGGTATGCACGATATTCCTAAGAGTGAAGCTTACATTGATTGTAATACCCAAGAGATAATTAGTAACAACATTACCACCAATACATATAGAATAGGTGGATGTGGTGCAAAATTTTCTGCAAATATAATCTTCGTGCAAGGACGAATGGCTCTGTGTAATTGGCACGTGTGGGATTTTCTTAAACAGTTTAAGGACATCAAAATTGCCAATAGTGATTTGTTTTCAGGATATGAGATTCCGTATGAAGATATTGAAGTGAAAGAAATACTTATACGTGGTGAAGCGAAATGTTTCAAGGATTTGGTGCTTCTGAAGTTCCCAAAACTTGTGCATATGCATAAAAATTTGGTTAAGCATTTTGTAAGGGCTCAAGATCTGTCGCGATTTTCGAGAGTGCCAGGTATCTTAGCTGGCTACGTGCCTGGCAGAGACAAAATGCTGTACCGAGTTGAACCATTGCGAGAGATTAAGTCTCAAGATTTGCTTCAATATAATTATACCCAACCAGGAACGAATGATAAGTATGAATTGCATGTCCGAAAGGCCTATAACTATTATTCCCAAACTAATGCTGGTGATTGTGGCTCTGTATTGTTGATAAATTCACCCTCTATTCCGCGGAAGATCTGTGGCATTCATGTTGCTGGTGATATTGGCTTTGGCTACGCAACTTCTATAACTGAGGAGGATATCACCCGTGCTATCGAATCGTTTGATTCTGAGCCGGTGGACTTCATGTTGCATACGAGTGTGAACACAGAAGTTCCGTTAGCTCAGGTTCGCGATCTGATGCCTGAAGGTGAGTTCGTACCTATTGGAATCTGTTCCGATAACATGGGCTCACCAGGAAAGAGTGACATCCGCCATTCCCCAATCCACAATCTAATCGAAGGCCATGAGTCATGGCATCTGCCATCTGTACTGAAACCGATCGAGGTTGACGGAGAGATCGTAGATCCCATGATGAAAGGTCTGAAGAAGTGTGGCGTCCCCTCCACTTATATTCCCAAAGATATAGTTGAAATGGCCAAGAATGACTTCAAATCAGTGTTGTTTGCAAATACGGATGAAGAATATCGAAGAGTGTTGAGTTATGAAGAAGCTATTACTGGAAATCACCTTGAGTTTATGAGTCCTATGAATCGCCGCTCCAGCCCTGGCTATGGATGGAGCAAGAAAACTGATGGAAAGATTGGTAAAACGAAATGGCTGGGGGATGACAAGTATATTCTGGATGATCCTGAACTGAAAAAGAGCGTTTTAGAACGGGAAGAACTAGCTCGAGAGGGTATTCGCGCACCACATTTGTGGGTCGACACCCTCAAAGTGGAGCGCAGACCAATCGAGAAAGTTCAAGCTGGGAAGACGCGAGTATTTTCAGTGGGACAGATGGATTATTGCTTGTTATTCCGCAAATATTTCCTAGGTTTTGCAGGCCATGTGATGAAGAACAGAATTGATAATGAGATCGCTGTGGGAATAAACCCCTACTCGATTGAATGGACTCGTCTTGCTAATCATCTGAAAAAACATGGACTGCATTGTGTGGCTGGTGATTTTGTGAACTATGATGGAACTTTGAATGCTCAGATTATGCATGCTTGCAAAGAACTGATAAATGAATGGTTTGATGATGGAGAAGAAAATTTCTTGATTAGAGCTGTGCTATTTGAAGATTTGATGAACTCGATTCACATTCGAGGCAATGTTGTGTATCAATGGACTCATTCCCAACCCTCTGGAAATCCCTTAACGACCATAATAAATTCGATGTACAATGCCCTTGCGATTCGTATCGCTTATATTTTGATTATGAAGACAATAGCTCGTTTTAAGAAGTATGTATCCATGATTGCGTATGGCGATGATAATGTTGTGAACATTGCTGAAGAGATCATTGAACTGTTCAATCAGTTTTCTATTTCAGAAGCATTGGCCAAAATAGGTATGACGTATACGGATGAGTCTAAAGGGAAAAATGAAACGAGAGCTTTTAGAGAATTGAGTGAAATTGAATTTTTGAAACGCGGTTTTAGATTGTCAAAAGGACGGTATGATGCGCCATTGTCCCTCCCAACTGTACTAGAAATGGTATATTGGGTGAGGGGCGATCTTGAGCATGAAGAATTGTGTGTGACGAATTGTGAAACTGCTTTTGTTGAATTAGCTTTGCATGATAAGACAGTCTTTGACTTGTGGACTAAGCGTATCGCCAATGCTTGTAGATCTGTAAACTTATATCCCACGCTTCATACTTATTCTGCTGTTAGAAATATGTTGTTTTTAGGATGTGTAGGTAATAATCGCGGTTTTGTTGCTAAAGATGATGAAGAATGAATGTTCACACTTTTTGTGTGGTAGTGCACCTCAACTCCCTAGCGCGCAAGTGCTAGACAATGCTAACTCTCCTACTATGGACCCTGTTACCCAATTGGTAGAACCAGTCGATCCCGTGGCCAAAAATGATGCTCGTCAGGTGACGCAGTGGGTGGATGATGCTGCTATCCAAGAAGCATCGCTGCCCAATCCTGTGGTACCTGGCGAGGACATTTTGGCTCCCGGACTGGAAATGAGAGAACACAATATAATTGATGTTCTTGAACGACCAGTTAAAATTGGTTCTTTTGATTGGAGTGATACCTCTGGTCCAGATTCAAATATCGCCGTTTATAATTTTCCCGACGATATTATTTCTAACGCTCCCAATGTCGCTGATAAAATAGCCCATTTTACATTTCTGCGCGCTCACATCGTGGTCAGATTCGTTGTAAATGCAAACACCTTTCAGGCCGGACGATTGGTTGCTTACTTCGCACCCTTCAGTACCTCTGCAGATATTGGGGACCGTGTGAATGTCAACAACTTTATGAGTGCTAAGACCGTTTTCCCTCGTATCGTCCTGGACGCAGGTTCAGGAAATATTGGCGAACTTACTATCCCGTATGTATCATATTATACCCACTATGATTTAGCGCGCGGTCTCGGTGACTTGGGTACTGTTAGAGTTTCTGTTCTTAATCCTCTCCAAAGCGGTAATGCTACCGTTTCTGTATTTGCTAATTTTAAGTGTATTTCTTTGCAAATTCCTACCGCTGCTCCCAATGCTTTAGGTTCTTTTGCTGGTGTTATTTCTGATCTGAAGAGATATGTTTTGGGTAATCCTGATTGCAAGAAAAAGTGCTTTCGACAAAAATTCCGTGAATTGTTGTCGGCGGCAACAGAAGAAGTTGATACATCCACGTTTGATGCAAGTCCTGTTGCTCCTGGGCGCTATAGACGACATCTAAGTGACCTCGAGAGGTCAGACTATTGGAATGTCCCTAGAGCGCAAGTTGGTGAAGCAGAGCTCAAAGCTCAAACTGGAGTCATTTCTGCACCATTGTCGCTGGTCGGTAGACTAGCCTCTATGGGTACTTCTTTGCCTGTAATCGGAAATTATTTGAACCCTATCTCTTGGATCGCTAATGCTGCTGCTTCCGTAGCTTCTGTGTTTGGTTTGTCAAAATCTATGAATCTTCAACCTATAGACAAGTATGCTAATATTCCCGCTTATGGCTTTACTAATGCTGATGGTATAGATAATTCTTTGGTACTTGGAACTTCAGTTGAAAATGAAATTGGCACTCGATTCGATGTATTTGGTTCTGATCTTGACGAGATGGATATTGCTTTCGTGTGCAAGCATGAGTCATATCTGACGTCATTTGACTGGTCCAATTCTTCGATACCTACGACTGTGTTGTACAAAGCACAGGTCAGTCCTGCTGCTATGGATTACACAGTTGTCGATGGTGCTCCAATTTACAAATCAACCGCTTTAGGGTATATCGCTTCAATGTTTCGATATTGGCGCGGTTCTCTTAAGTTCAAAGTACAAGTAACAAAGACTGCTTATCATTCTGGTAGATTGCGTGTTGCTTTTGTTCCTTCCGGTGGTTTGACATCAGATTCTTATGATTTTAATCAAGGTTATTCGGAAATTGTAGATCTTCGTACGTCAGATGAGATTGAATTCACGATTCCTTTTGTGTCCAACACAATATGGAAGCCTTGTGAACTATCTCGTTATGACGAAGAAGAACGCATGGAGTGTACTACTGGTACACTTTTTGTGGAGGTCATCAATCAACTCCGTGGTCCTGAAAACGTTGCGACTGTTCTCAATTGCAACGTTTGGGTCTCTGGGGGAGATGATATTCAATTTGCGATTCCTGATTTCAATCAGAATGTGCCTGTGTTTGACGACTCTTCTGCTATTAGACTTAAGGATAGTAAAGACCAAGTTGACTTTGACGAACATCCCGAGAAGTATGTGTATAATGTGACTCGAAAGCTGCCTGTCGCGCAAGTGATGGGTCAATTTCAAGACACTGGCTTCAATGCTACTATGCACAATACTAATGAGATGTTCGAGTCTCCCAAAACTAGTGCCATCGATGCCTCTGCCTCATCTATTGGAGAACATGTGCAAAATTTGCGCACTCTTACTCGGAGATTTGGTCTAGTTGGTAATGGTTTTGTAGGATTAACTCGGTCGTATCGCGTGCAATCGAACTACTTTGGAATTCCCGATCAAGCATCTTCCACTGCTGACGCTATCAACATCTCTCCCGTAGACTATATAAGCTGGTTATATCGATTCTATAGGGGTGGTGTTAGGTATAAAGTGGTAGTGAATCCTGCTTCTATCGGGGGTCCTATTGGAGTCGTTTCAGATCCAGGAATAGTGCAAGTACCTTCAGCTCCTGCAACTAGTACTGCAATTGATTTGCAAAGTGGTAGTTTGCGAGCTAAATCAGGTACGTACACTCATTGGATCGACACGATATACAACCGAATCTTGGAATTTACTTTGCCCTATTTCAGTAATACTCACATTTCTCTTCTTCGTGGTACGTCTGTTTCGCCCTCTGTTTATGCTGACCGATCTACTGCTGCTTATATATTCGGAAACGCTCAATCCGCTACCGAAGATAGTGGTGATGCAATTCGCATATATAAGGCAGCCGCAGACGACTTTTCCTTTGGATGGCTCGTGGGACCACCTCGCCTACGGCGAGCGGTTCCGCCTGGCACCCTCAGACAAGTTGATGTGAGCGCAGCGAGTGCACTTATTACCGACGGAGCCAATCTCAGATTTGGTGGTGATACAACATTCATCAGCGATCTTGAGATGGACGAATCCGCCGACATTGTCTTCTCGACGCGGCTAACCATTAGCTACGCGAGTGATAGTGGCGGGGGTGAGTTGGAGGTAATTGGTGGCTCTGTTAGCAGAGTCGGGAATAGTATAACTCTTTTTATTCCTACAGGCGGCGTGTCAGACATAAATCTTACTGATACTCTAGCTCTTTTCCAAACTTCTGATGATTTTTCTATCATCACAAATCCTTAATTTTAAGATACTTAAATTTTACTTAGACGAATATTTGTAACATAATACTATGTGAAAAAATATATATTAATTAGATTGAATAATTGGTCAAATCAATTGGTATTTAATATGGTCTAAATTTAGTGACCCAC